GATGGGGCCACGGATTTCGTCCCCCCGGTAAATATATTTTACGCCTACTGTAGCTGCGGTTGGGTCTATTGCGTCCATGCTTGTTCCTTAATTAACGGTGGGGTGTGGAATCCAGGGGCCCATCAACAGTTGTAGATGAAAAGTTGCCGCCTGTGGTAACAGATTGTGGCTTTGGTGTACTAACGTCATCGGGTGTGGGCTCGGGCCGCGCCCCGGAATTAGTCACGTTAGTCACCGCTTCCTGAGCGTCAAGGGCGTCCAAATCCAACGTCATGTGGACAAATTTCTTGCCCATTTCAGGGTCCAACATGCCAGAATCCACCAACGTCTGCACAGCAGAGGCCACCTGCACCAACGCCTCCGGCGGGGTTGGCAATGCCCGTTTCCAGACCACCCCAATGGATTCAATATCAGATTCTTTCATCCCCGCACACAATGGGTGCTTAATTGCAATCCCTGCCAACAGCATCTTCTTTATCAGGGTAAGCATGAATGTGTCGCCCATCGAAGTGCGCAGTTCCTGCACCAAGTCCACAAACTGATCGTCCAACGCCTCCACAGCCTTACCTGACATGGGTCCCTTAGTGGTTGTTGGGTCCTTACGGGCCGCTGCGCAGGTCTCAAGTGCCATCTTCCGCAGGAACGCCACGTACTTAAGGGAAGCGTCCACACTACCACCAGTCATTTCCAGTAGTTTGGCATCCCCAGCACCAATCGTCATACCGGAGGCGTCTTTAACACCTCCCTTCATGTGCAATATCATTGTTGAACGGTCGTAACTACCGTCCGCACTGTCTTGAATCTCACCGATAATTGCGGTCGTAGGAGCTGCGTTATAACGCACACCACGACCTATCTGACTCATGGTGTAATCCATATCAATAGCCATGTTCAGTGATGGGGCAAACGTACTTGCCCCATCCGGCATCTCACCCCCGGCTAAATTGATGCCCCATACCGCTGGGATAAAGCCGAGATTGTGTTCCACTTCACCATCCGCATCCTCGGGGAGCAGATGCAGACGAGTGCTGTCCCCGTCAACCGGATTCCAACGAAAATCCCGTATAGGAACGTAATTCTTTTCTGAATAAGCATCCAGGTCGCGGATGAACCAGTAGTGCTTATCCGGCATAATGTCATCGCCCTCATCATCCTTACCGGCAGGCAAATTCCGTACTAAATAAGCGATACGCAATGCCTCTAACTGCCCGTCCAAAGCAAATTGTGGCCAGCAAAACCGGGAACGCCATATCTCGATTAAAAACTTCTCCTCCACAATCTTAAAGGTAGCGCACACTGACCCCACCGATCCCCAAATGCTCGCCTGCAACATGAAGTAAAAGAGATTACTGGAATTAGCCAAGGTCTTGAGCTTTTGGACCATTTCCTCTTTGTCATGTATCAATTTAGGCGTATGGTTGCCAGCGAACAACTTGCGTGCTGTGGTCTTAGCCACATACATGGGGAGGTTGAATTGGACACACGGGCGACGGTTCTCAATGGGGATGTAGTTCCCCGATTCATCTTTTTCATCGTAATAAGCTGATGGCAAGTCATCGTAAACGGTGCCGTCAAGAAAACGGTCCAATACCGTTAGCCTCACATAGCGGTCGCTCTTGCTGGCCCACGCCGGCAATTTCAATTTAGGTATGAGTTTCTGTAGCATTTTACCGCCCGTAAATAGAGGCCAATCGCGGGCCCTGTGAGTCTGGGTTATTATACAGGACTTTGTGGATTAAATAGTCCACGCCGTAGATTAGGGCGTCACAAAAATCATCGTGCGCGCAATCCGGTTGAAAGGCCAGCAATTCGTTCATAAGGGGCTGAAGCCATTTTACACAATCAACACTATAAACGTCACCAGCTTTTGGTTCATCTAAGGGGAAAACCACCAAACCCGCCTCAAATACGGGGGTAACAGTATGTGCCCGAGCAATTTTATCTATTCCTTTAGGATGGGCCGGCCAAAGCAGGGGGGTTGGGATCACCGGGTCCCTATACAGTTCCTGAAGCAAACTCTCACCTGAACCTTTATCTTCAATCACAACCCTATGGGCTCCGTGCTTCTCATAAAACACTTTAATCATTTGTTTAACTTCACCAAAAGGCAATTTTCCCCGCCACGCATCCAAAATGTAATACTTAGCACCATATTTACCGATCACCAAACAAGCAGAATAATCATTTTCTTGTTTAGTTTTAATCGCAGTGTCCCACGCATGACAGACATAATCAAAAACCTCAAACGCCCGTTCTCCCTCTGCCAAGCGTTGTTGAACTTCTTTAGGAAGCGGCCCCTGATACAACATATCACGCTTAAATACTTTCCCCTCCATCACAACATTCCAATCACCTTCCAACCACGCCCGAACTAACCATGCTGGCCCTGAAGAACGCAAACGATTTATATAAAGTGGGTCATTCTCCAACAACGCCGGGTTATCACGGATAGTAGAGGGAATATAACACTGGGTCAAACCAAACCTGTTAGTGAAAATAGTTAATGGTGGAGCGGGGTCAATGTAGCGTTCTTTACACCACTCATGCCCCCTAGAACCCGGATTACCAGTCAATAACATCCGGCATTTCATGCCTGGAACGGCTGATCGCACAATCGCCCGCAATTTGTCCAAGGGTTCGGGAAATGGCCAATCAGCTATTTCATCTACTGCTAAATGGCTATTCTTGTTTATGAGGCCGGATTCTGTTATATAATGATTAGCATGTTGGACACACAAGTCCATTACCTTACGGATACCACATGGACGCATCAAACACTTCCCAACCACCACGCTTGCCTGTGCTGACCGTGCCTGCCCACTATAAGGATGCACATACTTATGTAAATAAACTTGGCTATGTATATGAGTTTTGCCCACAACATCCCCTAGCCGAGCGGCACTATGGGATGGTCCCCCAGCATCGGTTGGTTGTAGAGGTTGCTCAAGGTAAGTTTCTAACCAAGGGACTTGTGATTCACCATCTAAATCATTGCCCCCGGGACAACCGCCTAGAAAACCTGCAAATTCTAACTTGGGCGCAACATGATGCCATACACGCCCGCGCCAGAAGTCACAGATACGATCCAAAAGTGATTGAGTGGGTAAAGCAGCACGCATCTGACCCAACCGTAGGGATAAATGATTGCCCTTACACATACCCAGGAACCATTGCAAAAGTCTGCCGAGATTTGAAGTTGACCTGGATTGCGAAAGGCCAAAATCGAGAGCCTTTAACTGCCGCTGAAGTACGTAAAGCACTACGGGGGAAGACAACTGCCCAAGCTGCTCGTCAGTTAAAGGTATCAGTAATGACCCTTTACAATCGCTTCCCGCATCTTTTGAAGAAACGAAAGTCGCCTGGGTTTCTGGATGCCCGTGAACAAGAGATTCGTAACTTAGCCAAGCAACATTACTTGCCTGATTTAGCCAACTTAATAGGCGTAAACGCGATAACCCTAAGCAAGAGTTTGAAACGGTGGCGTAAACGGGATGAGTTACCGGATGGCACTGAGTACCTAGAAGCTCCCCATGGCCCCCGTAAATTCTGGCCTCCACACATTTCGCGTCGAAAGGCTCGAAAACTGAGACGACAGGTTGTGGTCCTTCAAGAGTCTGAACCAAATCACCCACAACAATAGTCTCTATGGGCTGGTAAGTCCCATCCC